TGTCGCGCGGCTTGATTACATCGTCTGGGCGTAACCGAACAGCTCCACCAGATCGGCCTCGGTCAGATTCAGGCCTGCCGCCAGCAGTAGCACCGTGGGGCTGTCCGACTCGATGGCCGCCGATCCCTGCCAGTCCACCAGGGCCCGGTAGCGGTCGAACTCATCGGGGATCAGATTGATCTGCGCCTCGATGTCCTCGTTCTTGATGCCCTTCATGTCGAACAGCGCAAGCAAGGCCTGGCGCTTGGTCACGGTCACCCGCGCAGCATCCCGGGCGGCCTGCTCGGCTGCTAGCCGATCGGCTTCCAGTTGGGCCAGCTCATCAGCGCTCAGCGACACAACTTCCCACTGCTGCAGGTAGCCGTCCTCCGTCACTAGCGGGGCCAGCTCCACTGCTTTGTGGGTTGCCTGCACGAATGCGGGAGGCTCAGCCGACGCAACCAGCTCATAACGCTCAGGCGCCTCAAACGGCACGGGAAACGACATGTTGTGCGCGTGCCGGCTGATGATGTCCGCAGGGCTTAGCGGGTAGTCACCCGTTTCTTTGTCGATGTACATGCTGATCCTTTAGATTGCGTTGCCTAGGCGCGTGCCTGTTGCGAGCCATGTCACATAGGCATTGCCGTCGATGTAGTTCCCCGGGGCGCCTCCTGGATAGGGTGAATAGATCTGAAGCAGCGTGTAGTTCCCGCTGGCAGATCCAGAGCTGCCTGCTTGGCCACTCTGCCCCAGCGCTCCACAATCGCCGCCCCGGCCGCCAGTTGAGGTGATGCTCCCGCCGGTAGACGGGCCACCAGTTGCCTGAGAACTACCAGGCGTTCCCGGATAGCCTGGCAACAGAGCTAACGGGGTGTAGTTGCTAAATCCAGAACCATACCCGCCAACACCCGATGGGCCAGTAGCCTGATAGCTGGTGTCGAACGCATTGCCAATCCGCCAAGCCCCGCCATCCCCACCGCGCCCACCAGTGCCAAAAATAGTACCTCCAGCGTTATCGATAAAGATGTTCACTCGGGTGTAGATGCCAAACGCAGTGTTGATTTCTGCACCGATGCGGCCTCTGTTGATGACGGTGAGCAAGCC